GTATTACTGATTTAGCATGTCAACAGTAACGCTGATATTTGCGCAGGATTAACCATAAAAAAACCCGCCGGAGCGGGTTGATTGAGGAATCACAGGTCTACGATTTTTCTTCTAGCTCTTCCGCAGATCGTCCATTCCTCATTTAGCCGAATGATGCGCTCGGGCCAGTCAGGATTTGTCGCGTAAAGGTAGTACTCACCGCCTTCCATCCGGAGCTGCTTTAGTGTCACCGCATGGTCCCTGGTTCGTTTTGCGACTACGAAATCCCCGGTCTCCCACTGCATGTCTGGGTCTATGACGACTTTCTCGCCCGGTTTGAAATCAGGCTCCATGCTGAGGCCTTCTACTCGTAAAACGAATGATCGGGGACCGGCCGGACCTCCAGCCTCTACCCAGTCATCTGCATCAGCTGGCTGGAAATGTTCTATGGCTTCACAAAAGGCCCCGGCCTTCACGTATCCAATCACCGGCAGTAATCGGCCTGCGGATCCCAAGGCCGTAGTGTTGCTCACGATTCGTTTGGCATCTTCCAGCTGGTGAGCCTTCATTAAACGTGGGCTTACCTCATCAGGTGAGAACCGCAGAGCCCGGCTTAAGCTGATCAAAGCGGTGATGTTTAGAGGGATTTTTCCGTTCATGTACTGGCTGACCACGCTTTGGCTGGACCAGCCGCATTCATGAGCTACCCGATCCTGGTTAAGGGACGGGTCCTCTGCTTTGCGTGCTTTGTAGATCGCCTTGAGGCGCTCGGCTTCTTCGGCTTGAAAAGGGGGTCTAGTAGTCATGGTGTTCAGACTATTAGCGTCCCTTATTTCCTTCAAAGAGTGTTGCTTATTTTTTTCTTGCTCAAAAAAAGAAGTAATACTAATATCCACGCACTGACCCATTGAGGACATTGGGATGGAAAGCGAGTTTGGTGTGCCTTTGCGCGAGTTCGCAAAGGACAAGAACCAGCCGGAATTGGCTGAGGTGCTTGGGGTCACTCAGAGCGCGGTTTCTCAGATGCTCAACTCATCGCGCGATATTCGTGTGCGGTGTGATGAGGCTGGTGAGTGCATGGCTGTTGAAATCCGCCCAATAGGGCGGTGGCGCAGGCCCAAACATTAAGGTGCTGGACTGGGGACTCTGACCTCCCCAGCCCAGCTACGACGTCGCACAGCACAGTACGGTCGTGGTTGTAGGATAGGGCTTACCTTGTCTTGTGGCTACACCGTAAACCGAGGATTTACGGTTATGAGTCGGATTGATCTTTTGCCGGGCGCTGGCCCGGTACTCACCTTGCGACAGGCGCTCTATCGCGCAGGTCGTGACTACCATGGCGGTATTACCCGACTGGCCTTCGACATGGGGCTTGAGGTAGATACCCTGCAGAAAAAACTTCACCACAACGAAGACCGCCGCTGGCCAACTCCAGATGAGCTAGAGGAGATCGTTCAATGGACAGCTGATCCACGACTGCTCGACGCTCTGGTTCGCCCGGCAGGAGCGGTGTGGTATCGCCCTGAGCCTGTGCCGGCCACCAACGATGCCTTGCAGGCAGTTGCACGACTCCTTGAAGAGTCTGGTGAGTTTGTAGGTAGCCTACATGATGGCGCCTCGGACAATATTTGGACGCTGCCGGAAGTCTTGGACTTGGAACAACGGGGCCTGGATGTAATCCGTCAGGTGCTCGCGATCATGGCGGGTGCTCGTCAGGCAATGGAGGATCGCATCAATGGCTGATGCTGCCGATATCGCCAACGACCTGGTGGAGTGCTTCCTACAAGCGTCTCTCAAGCGACAAACACTGACTGTCGCCAAGCCCAGCGCGCAGTTCTGCGAGGACTGCGACGAGCCGATCCCGCTCCTGCGGCAGCAAGCTGTCGCAGGTTGTGAAACCTGCGTCAGCTGCCAAGAGCTGCGGGAGTGGGGCCGATGACTGAGCGTCAAGGACCGACCACCGCTGTATGGGCGCGGCGTTACATCGAAACCTTCGGCCTCGCTCTGGTGCCTATTGAGCCAGGCGAGAAGGGGCCGAAGGGCAAGGGCTGGAACAAGCCTGGTGGCTACTTCACGGAAGTCGCCGAGGCAGAAGCGTTCTGGACAATGCGCCCCAAGCACAACCTCGGTGTCGTGCTCGGGCCGAGTGGTGTCTGCTCGCTTGATGTCGACGATGTCGAGCTAACGCGGATGGTCCTCAGTCAAGTGCTGGGGATCGACGTTGATGCCATCGCGGCGGCGTACCCGACAACCGTGGGTAACCCGGCGCGGTTCCGTGTGATGTTTCGTGTTCCTGATGGTGTTGATCTGAGCCGCCATGCCCTGGTATGGCCGAACAAGAACGACCCCGACGGTACGATCTACAAAGGCATCATGGCTCAGGTCGAGGCCGCAATTGCTGAGGGGAATGCAGAGCGAGCGGACGCCTGCCGTATGGCGGCAGAGCCGTTCAAGCGAATCACGGTGTTCGAACTGCGTGCTGGCCTGGTGCAGGACGTTCTGCCGCCATCCATTCACCCTGGTACAGGAAAACCGTACACCTGGCGCAAGGCGCCGGATGCTGGTGGCCTACCTGAGTTGCCTGCCGAGTTGCTGGCCATCTGGCAGGGGTGGGATGAATTCAAGCCGAAAGGGGAGGCCGTGTGCCCTTGGCGTCCGATGCCCGCAGTGGCACCGCCTCGACCGATGCCCGCAGTGCCCGCTCCAGCATTTCGATCAGGCGATCCGTTGCCCGAGGTCATTCCGGAATTCAACAGGCGGCATGACATTGCCACGATGATCGAGGCGCATGGTTACAAGCGTATCGACGGCAAATGGCTTAGCCCGCATAGCAGCTCGGGGATGCCGGGCGTAACAATCACCGACGGGAAGTTGTTCTCCCACCACACTTCCGATCCGTTGGCCAATGGCCACAAGAATGATGCGTTCGATGTGTTTTGCACCCTGATGCACGGTGGAGATCAGCGGGCGGCTACGAGAGCAGCTGCCAAGATCCTCGGCCTTGATGCAAAGTCGCGCCCGCCATCACCGCCCCCTATTGGTGAGCTTTCCCGCGTCCCATCTGCCGATGATGCCTCTGCACAATCTGTCTCACTCGACGAGCTGGCCGATCTCATTGCGGAAGACCTTCCCCATGCCCCATCGGAAGACGAAGCTGCCAGCCCGGCCAGCTCCTCGGCCGACGGGGGAGCGGGGGACGAAGGGGCTGAAATCAAGAGTGCACTCCGGCGTTTTGCCTTAATCGAAGGCACCACCAGCGTGTGGGATCTGGACAAGGCAAAGCCCATGAAACGGTCTGGATTCGAGGCGCTGGTGGGTAAGCCTGTGGCCAAGGCGTGGATGGAGCGCACCGATAAGAAGCTGATCGCGCCCGAGAAAGCTCAAGAGCTGGATCAGGTGCGACGCATGGCTGCGAAAAAGGGTGGGGCGCTGAAGCTCGATCCGCTGGAGCGCTACGTGTACATCGACGGGACCAAAGATGTTTGGGACTGTGAGAAGAAGCGCCGGATCCCTGAAGGCGCCGTGAAGATGGCCATCGGGGAGGACTACAAGTGGTGGCTGAATAGTCCGGATCGGCGGGTGGTGGACGTCAACAACATTGTGTTTGACCCCGCGATGAAGAAGGATCCCAACGAATACATCAATACCTTCGAAGGTTTGCCCCTTGAGCCGGTGCGCGATGATGCCGCTTGCGAGAACCTACGCTGGTTGATTTCGTTCCTCTGCAACCACAGCCAGGTCGAGGTTGATTGGCTGACGAAGTGGCTCGCATATCCGCTGCAGCACATGGGGGCCAAGATGGACACCGCTGTGTTGGCGCACTCGGTCATGGAAGGGTCAGGTAAGAGCCTTCTGTTCGCTGATGTACTTGGTGCGCTCTATGGCCAATACGCCGCAGTTGTAGGTCAGACGCAGTTGGAGGGCAGCTTCAACGCCTGGCAGAGCGGCAAGCTCTGGGCTGTGTTCGAGGAAGTTGTCAGCCGCGATCAGCGTTACAACCAAGTAGGCAAGATCAAGCACATGATCACCGGCAAAACGGTGCGAATGGAATCGAAGTTCATTAATGGTTGGGAGGAGGCCAACCATATGAATGCGGTCTTCCTCAGCAACGAGATCATGCCCTGGCCCATTAGCGATAGCGACCGCCGCATGTTGGTCATGTGGCCCATGGAAACGCTGCCAGTCGAGCGACAGAAGGCGATCAGTCGGGAGTTGGCTGGCGGTGGTGTGGCCGCTCTGTACGGCTGGCTGCTGAGCATTGATCTCGGTGATTTCGACCAGCGCACTCGGCCGCCTGAAACCGAGGCCCGTCAGCGGCTAGTAGCGTTGAGCCGAACGGCTTGGCAGACCTTCCTCAGTCTTTGGCGCACAGGCGAACTCGGGCAAGGCCTCTGGGGCTGCTGTCTCACCAGCGATGTGTATGCGCTCTTCCTTGAATGGTGCTCGCGCAACAAGGAGCACTCCATGAGTCAGACCAAGTTCTCCCTGATGATCAGCGCGACCGTTGAGAAGACTCCTCGAGCTGTCCCTTGGACCGATGGTAACAACCGGCGCTTTGCGGCTTTCTTCTTCCCGAGTGATGGGGATCCTTCCCTGCCCCCTTCCTTAGATGCGGCCGAGCTGGGCAAGACCGTCGTCAAATGGCGTGCCAGTGCGAAGCTTGCTGGATGGAACGTTGACGCTTGGGACCACGTTAAAGGGCTTGCAGCATGAGTGCGCCGATATGCGTGCCGGGTGTGTTGGGTTTGTGCTGCGCTGGTATTGCGGGGTCAACACCGGGGCGGGGCGCTTCACCTGTGCCGTGCATGGGGTCCGTGGTGGGTGTGTTGGGTTTGCTTTCGCGCACGCGCAGGCGCGACGGTTTTGGCGGTTTCATTGGCGACTCAGATGAAATCCATGCGAACACTGAAAAACTCAACAAACCCAACACACTCAACACAACTACTAGTAATCAATTGAATTCATTGGGTTTTTATCGTGTTGGGTACGTGTTGGGTTCGCTGAATGTGTGTTGGGAACTGCGTGAGGGGGCTACAAATGACGAGTAATCAGGGGACAAGGATCCAGTCCCAGGCGGAACTCATGTTGCACCGGATCGAAGTGGCACAGCTCATTGACCAAACCGAGCGCCTGCGACTGATCGGGGCGTTGATGAAGCACTGGGGCGAGCGCCGAGAGCAGCTTGGACTGGATGCCAGTCTTGGCAGCCAGATGGGTAGCATCATGGAATGGAAAGGGGCTGCGCCGCGTGGCGGCTCCTCGGGTGCGCGGATCTTGGTTGGCGGTGCCGGCCTTGATCACGCGGCTGCAGAAGTTGATGCGGCAGTAGTCCAGCTGGAGCGACGTGATGCGCGGGGGGCAACCCTGGCCAAGCTGGCTCAGCTCCGCTACCTGCATGGGGCCACGATACGCGAGCAAATGCGTGAGGTAGGGCTGGCCGAGGATGCTGACCGCACATATCGCAACTGGGTTAAAGCCCTGCACCTACAAGTGTTTGCCATCTTATCTGCTCGAGCTGGCCGGGTTCGCCAACAGACCGTTCGTCGGGTGGCTATGCGACTTGTGTGTAACATTGATGCGACATAGCCACCACATTGCGACGTACCGTAAATAGGCACTTTTCGGTTTTTCCGGAGGCATGTAAAAAGGCCCCACGATATCAAAAGTGCGCTTAGGCGCTTCCACTACAAGTACTGTGCTGTGTAACCCGCTCCGACCAGTCGGCGCACTGAAAACCCTGCCAAACGGCGGGGTTTTCTATTTCCGGCGCTGTGCATTGCCAATGAGGCCTCCATGAATAGTGAGCAGCAAGCGTTAGTTGAGATGCCGATCTGGTTAGTGATCGTGCTTTCTCTGGTCGGCGGTGTGTCGGGTGAAATGTGGCGGGCGGATAAGGCCGGTGTCAGTGGCTGGTCACTTGTCCGTCGGGTCGTGCTCCGGTCGGGTGCCTGCATCGTGTGCGGGCTGTCGACCATCATGCTGTTCTATTCGGCGGGTGTGTCGATCTGGACGGCTGGCGGGATCGGCTGCCTCACCGCTATGGCCGGTGCGGACGTGGCCATCGGGCTGTACGAGCGTTGGGCGGCCAAGCGGCTGGGCGTCTGCGAGATGCCGCCACGCGGCGGCGAGTCGGGCCAGTGACCCGGCCGGGGGCGGGGCCGGCTTCGCCGATTTTTGGGTCCTCCCCCTAGGCCGCCCCCTACACGGGTACGGGGACTCGCGGTTTCTCTGCAGCTGAAAATTGTGCAGGGATGTCCGTCTTTTCAAGGACTTAGTGATGGGCAAGACAGTCAGTAAGCTCGAACTCAGCGAGATCGTCGGTCGAGACGAGCGCACATTGAGCCGGTGGCAGAAGGCAGGAATGCCGGTGATCGAATTCGGCGTGGGGCGTGGCAACGAAAACCAGTACGACACCCAGGCGGTGGTCGAGTGGCTGATGCAACAGGCCTCTTTGAACGGCAAGAAAGAGACCTCGCGTGACAAACTTGACAGGGTGCGCGGCTACCGCGAGGAGCTGGCGTTGGCCAAGGACCTGGGGGAGGTCGTGATCGAGGCGGAGATGGTGCAGCGTTTCGAGGGTGTCATCACCGCCGCGAAGATCGAACTACTGAATACGCTGCCGGATGAATTGGCAGCCACCTTGTCCGCGCAGTATGGCGTCGAAGTCGATGACCAGCTTATCCGCGATCCCATCGAACAAATACTCAGGAGGTTGTCCGCATATGCTGAGGATGACGACGATCCCGAGTGGGATCTTGACGAGCCGGACGATGAGGAGGGCTCTGAAGAAGACGGCGAGTAAGGGTATTCGCCGGGCATGTCGCAAATGGGCGCCGCCGCCACGCATGACGATCATCGAATGGGCCACCAAGTATCGCTACCTCTCAACGGAGGAGGCTGGGAAGCCTGGTAAATACCGGTTCGATGTCACGCCTCACCTAATCTGGCCAGGCGGTCCCCTTGAAGCCCTGGACGATCCGAACGTGTTCGAGGTCGTGGGTCGCAAATCCGCCCAGGTGGCCTGGACATCGGGTGTGATGGGTAATGCGATTGCTAAGTGGATCGACCTGGACCCGTCCCCAATCTTGATCCTGTTCCCCAAGGCCGAGGCGGCCAAGCAGTACGTCGCGGAAAAGCTGGAACCGATGATCGCTGCGACCAAGCGCTTGCGCAAAAAGGTCGACCTGCGTAGCCGTAAGCTGCAGCAGCGGCAGGACTTCAAGCGTTTCCCTGGTGGCTTCCTCAAGATGGTCGGCTCCAACAGCCCGGCCAGCGTAAAGTCCACGCCTGTCCCCCGGGTGGCAGTGGAAGAGCCCGATGACTGCAACCTGAATCTGCGGGGGCAGGGGGATAGCATCAAGTTGGCCAAGGAACGTCTCAAGACGTTCCGCCGCTCCAAGATCATCATCGGCGGCACGCCCACCATCAAGGGGCTGTCCGCAATCGATGCTGAGCTTGAGCTGTCGGATAAGCGCGTTGGCCTGGTGCCATGCCACGGCTGCGGACAGTCGCATGCGCTGAGTTTCGAGCACCTGCACTGCGACGAGGACCCCAATTACTTCCATGAGGTGTACGGCAAGCGTAGGCCGGAAACGGCGTATTACGCCTGCCCTCACTGTGGCGAGATCTGGGACGATCATCAGAAGAACACCAACCTGCAACATGGGCGCTGGGAGGCAACGGCTGAATTCCGGGGCATCGCGGGTTACATCCTGAATGAGCTCTATGCCACGTTCCACGGCTCGCGCTTTGAAGTGCTGATGGAGAAGAAGCTCCAGGCCGAACACGCTGCCTCGAATGGCAACCATGGTCCCATGATCGCGTTCACCAATAGTCAAATGGGTGAGTGCTACGAATACAAGAGCAATGCACCTAAGACCGACGAGCTGGAGAAACGCGCCGAGCCTTACGCAGAGATGACCGCTCCGAAGGGAGTGATGTTGGTGACGGTGGGCGTAGACGTGCAGGGCGACCGACTCGCCCTGGTCATGGTCGGATGGGGCAGAGGTGAGGAGTCCTGGCGGTTGTACTGGGGCGAGTTGGAAGGCAATCCCATTGATCCCCATGATCCGGTCTGGACTGAGCTGGACAAGATCATTGCCACCCCCATCACAACTGAGGGCGGCGCGCAGCTTGCTGTTTCGGCGGTCAGTGTCGACAGCTCCGACGGCAACACCAGCGATGCGGTGTATACCTACGTGCGTGACCGGCAGCGCTTCAACATCATGGCGATCAAAGGGGCATCGATCGACAGTCGGGATCGGGAGATCTTTACTAAGCCAGCCCAGTCGGCGGACACCAGCCAGGACAACACGAAGGCGGCCAAGTACGGCCTGCGGGTCTACATCGTCGGCACGCACAAGGCCAAGACGCTGATTGATGGCCGCATGCGGCTTTCTGGCAGCGGGCCAGGTCGCATGCACTGGTACAGCGAGATTCGCGCTGACTATTACGAGCAGGTGACCAACGAAGTCCTGGCCCCACACCCGCGTCAGCCCAGCAAGATGGTCTGGCAGAAGAAAGCGGGCAGGCGCAACGAGGCGCTGGACTGCGAGGTATACGCCTTGCACGCCGCTCGCAGTCTCAAGACGCACCTGCTGCGCGATAACGAATGGGACCAGCTGGAGCAGCAACTGCTGCAGCCCACCCTCTTCAACACCGAGCAGGCGGTGGCGCCGGTGCCTCGCCGCGTAGTTTCTCGCGGACGAGGTACGCGGAGCCGCGTCAGCTAACCGAGGTTCACCATGACAGAAGCACAACAACGCCTTGCGGAAGTACGGGCGGCGATATCGGCCGTCCTGAAGAATGGCCAACGCTTACGGCGGTCTGATCGCGAAATACAGCTGGCCGAGCTCAACAGCTTGCGTCTGTTGGAGAAACAATATGCCGACCAGGTCGCAGCAGAACAGGCAGCGAATCAAGGCCGTGGTCGCAGTCGCATTTCCTACGTGGGGATCTGACCATGTGGCCGTTCCGTAAGCGGGAGTCGGCTGCCGATCAGCTGATGTCCGAAGCGATTCGCGTGGCCAGGACCACGGTCGATGATCAGCAGATAGTCGCCCAAGGTGGCGGTGGTGGGGTGGAGACCCGTTGGCGCGGTGCGTCTCGCGTTTTGCGCAGCGTGGCCAGCTGGATACCTGGACTCGGTAGCCCCCGCCGCGATTTCAACCAGAGCGAGCGCCGCATGCTGGTAGCTCGCTCCCGCGATGCGATGCGCAATCATCTGATCGCTCGTGCGGCCATTACGCGGTTGCGCACCAATGTCGTTGGGACGGGGCTGGTCTGTCGAGCGCAGGTCGATCATGAGGCGCTGGGCATCACTGAGGAAGAGGCTGAGCAGCTCAACGGTCAGCTGGACCGGCTTTGGTCGTTGTATGCCGATGATCCAAGGGAGTGCGATGCCGAGGCCTCGCTAAACCATTACCAACTCCAAGCCCTGGTGCTGGTGTCGTCAATGGTGGCGGGTGACATCTTCGTGGCCAGCCCAGATCAAGAGCGGCCCGGCTGCATCTTCAGTACACGGTTGCAGCTGATCGAGTCCGACCGTGTCGGCAATCCGAACGGCGGTATGGACCGCGTCGATCTGGTGGAAGGGATCGAGTTCGACGGGCTGGGTTCGCCTGTGGCGTATCACGTTTGTACTGGCTACCCCGGAGAGCATCTGCCGGGCAAGCCTTTGGTCTGGGAGCGGCTGACAGTTTTCGGTGCTGAAACCGGGCGTCGGCGAGTGCTGCATGTCATGGCCGACAAAGAGCGGCCAGGACAGAAGCGTGGTGCGCCGTATCTGTCCCCGGTGCTGGAGCCCCTGCAGAAGCTGGAGCGGTACAGCAGCGCCGAACTGATGGCGGCGGTGATCTCGGCGATGTTTACCGTGTTCATCAAGAAGAGCGATGGTTTCAACCCCGGCAACCTGCCGATGTCGGCACTAAATGAAGAACGTCCCGGTGGTGATGACACCTCCGACGGGGAGCTGGCGCTGGGTGAAGGCGCCATCGTGGACCTCGGCGTGGGTGAGGAACCAATGGTGGCCAACCCTAGCCGGCCTAACGCTCAATTCGATCCGTTCTTCACTGCGGTGGTGAAAGAGATCGGCTCTGCCCTTGAGCTGCCGATGGAAGAGCTCCTGCTGCATTACAGCAGCAGTTACAGCGCTGCGCGTGCCGCGATGCTCCAGGCTTGGCGTTTCTACAGCCTGCGCCGCTGGTGGCTGGCGTGCGACTTCTGCCAACCGAGCCGCGAACTCGTCATTGACGAGGCTGTGGCAAGGGGCTTGATCGATCTGCCCGGCTACAACGATACGGCCAGGCGCAAAGCCTATTGCCAGGCCATTTGGATCGGCCCCGCCCGTGGCGCCATTGATGAACTCAAGGAAGCCAACGCCGCTGGCAAACGCATTGAGATCGGCGTGAGCAACGAGACGCTGGAAACGGCGGCCATGACCGGTGAGCCCTGGCAGCAGGTTATTCGCCAGCGTACCCGTGAAGTCACCTACCGCCGCGCACACAACATGCAGCCCCTGCCCAAGGGCGGGCTTGAAGCCTCGCCTGACCCCACACCCGAAGAGGAATAGAAATGCCTCGAGCACTTGAGCTGGCTGCCTCGCAGCCCTGGCTGATGCTGCCCGACGCCCTGGATAACCTGCTGACCATCTCTGACCGCATGGGCGATCCGGTGGCGCTGGCGACCAAGCGCGGCGAGCGGCTGGATGAAACCCGACGAGTCACCATGCGCGGCAGCGTGGCGGTGGTGCCGATCACCGGGCCGATCTTTCGTTACGCCAACCTGTTTACCGAGATCAGTGGCGCCACCAGCACCCAAGTCCTGGCAACTGACATACAGCGCGCCCTGGACGATCCCAAGGTCAAGTCGATTGTGCTCAACATCGACAGCCCCGGTGGCGTGGCGTCAGGCATCAACGAACTGGCCGAGATGATCTACGAAGGCCGCTCCCGCAAGCGGATCGTCGCGTACATCGGCGGCATTGGAGCCAGCGCGGCCTACTGGATCGCCTCGGCAGCCGGCGAGATCGTCATTGACGAGGCCAGCATGGCCGGCAGCATCGGCGTTGTTGTCGAGGCGGTGGTGGAGAGCGAGGGCGCCAGTGGGCGTAAGCGTTACCAGATCGTCAGTCGCAACGCACCCAACAAACGCCCGGACCTCGGTACCGAGGAGGGGCGCGCCAAAGTCGGCGAAACCATCGACGCCATGGCGGTTGTTTTCGAAACCAAAGTCGCCCGTAACCTCGGCGTCGATGCCAGCAAAGTCCCCGAGATGGGTGACCACGGCGGGCTGCGCGTCGGAGCGGACGCCGTCAAGCACGGCCTGGCCCATCGCACGGGCTCGCTGGAATCCCTGATCACCGAACTGGCCAAGCCGGCCATCAACTCACCAAGGATACACACCATGACCACCGTCAAGACCACGGCAGAACTGCGCACCGCGATTGCGGCAGGCACCGACCCCAACACCATCGAGATCGCCCAGGCCGAGCAGGTGGACGCCGCCGCCATCCGCACCGAAGCCGCCATGGCTGAGCGTGAGCGCATCAAAGGCATCAACGCGCTGGGCGCCAAAGGCTTCGAGAAGGAAATTGGTGCGGCCATCGACGACGGCAGTTCGGTCGAGGCGACCGCGCTGGCGCTGGTCAAGGCCTCGCAGGATCGCGGCATCTCGCTCGCTGGCATAAAGACCGACGCCCAAGGTGTGACCGGCACCACCCCGCCCGCAGGCGGCAAGGAAGGCGAGCGTAAAGCCGCCGTCAGCGCAATCGTTGCAGGCGCCTCGCGCCGTTAATAGGAGGCCTCCATGGCAAACCCCGAACGTAGTTCTTACCTGCCCCGCCAACTGTCGGCGGGTGATTTCCCTATCGTCATGGACTCCGGCGTCATTGCGGTGGGCCAGAAGCTTCTCCGTGGGGCGGTGCTGGGCCAGGTCACGGCCAGCAAGGAATACCAGCTGTGCAAGGCCGCTGCTGAAGACGGCTCGCAGGCACCCATCGCGATCCTCGACCAGGACGTTGACACCACCGACGGCGCCCAGAGCGCGCCGATCCGCCTGACCGGCCAGGTGCTGGGTAATCAACTCACTCTCGGCGAGGGGCTGACTCTCGCCGCCGCGAAGGCCGCGCTGCGTCCTCTCAGCATCTTCATTCGATAACGGAGCTCCAATGGATATCTTTGACACCCTGACCATGCTGGAAGCTGTCGAACAGATGGCGACGCCGCGTCGCTTCCTCATGAACACCTTCTTCAACGCTGGTAGCCCGGAGACCTTCGCGACCGAAACGGTCACCATCGACATTACGAAGGGCCAGCGCAAAATGGCACCGTTCGTTCACCCGACCTTGCCAGGCAGTGTGTCGCAGCGCACCGGCATCAGCACTTCGACTTACCAGCCGCCATACATCCAGCCCAAACGAGTCACCCGAGCGGAACAGATTCTGAAACGCGGTGCTGGCGAGTCGCCTTTCTCGACGCGTACCGCCCTCGAGCGCGCAGGCGAGCGGCTCGGCCGGGATCTCGTTGACCTGGATAACGAAATCACCCGACGTGAAGAGTGGATGTGCGCCCAGGCGCTGACCACTGGACGGATCCGGGTTGTAGGTGATGGCGTCGACGACACCATCGATTTCCTCATGGAAGACACTCACAAGGTCGCGCTTGCCACCGGGCGTTGGAACACCTCCGATTCAGACCCCATCGCGAACATGCGCCAGTGGCGGCGCCTGATCGCCAAGGACTCTGGTCGGTCGGCCAACGTCGCTGTTCTCAGCGCCGAAGCGCAGGACGCCTTCCAGAGCAATGATGCGGTGCTGAAGCAACTGAATACGCGCCGCGTCGACATGGGGTTGATCAAGCCGGAGGAGTTGCCGGACGGTGTGACTTACATCGGTTACCTCAATGATCCGGGGGTCGATCTCTATGCGTACGACGAGTGGTATCTGGATGACGAGGGCGGCGAGAAGCCAATGGTGCCAGCGGGCGGCCTGATTCTTGGCTCTACAGCAACCCGAAACGCGATGCTGTACGCGGCCATTCAGGACCTGGAGGCCATCGAGAGCGGCCTGGTGGAAGCGGCTCGCTTCCCCAAAAGCTGGGTCACCCAAGAGCCTAGCCAGCGTTGGCTGAAGGTTCAGGCCGCCCCGCTGGCCGGCCTGCTGGAGCCGAACGCATTCCTCTTCGCCAAGGTGGTGTGACATGGCAGCGAAAATTGAGTACGTGGTGGTTGATGGGTGCATTCAAGACGGGCTGAAGGTGTTCAAGCAGGGGGAGGTCTATGTGCCCCCCAATAAGGAAGTACTGGAGTTGCTGGAAGGGGAAGGGAAGATTGCTCGTCGCGGCAAGCTTCCTGCCCAGGAAGAACCAGACGACGGTGATTGACCGTGAGCTTTCGTGACCAGACAGCGTTCATGGATGGGGCGTTGTTGGATGTCCTGGGCGACGAAGCCGAGATCGAGGGTGTAGACGACCCGGTGCCGGGGTTCTTCTCGGCCCCGTGGCTACAGCCCAAGCTCGGCCATATCAATACGGGTCTTCGCGAGCCGGTCTTCGCCGTAAGGATCATGCACGCGAATGGCATCAAGGAAGGCATGCACCTGGTTGTGAAGCTGGCTCCAGAGGATGGCGGTGGACGATACGTCATCGCTGCCCGGAAGCCAGATGGGACTGGCTGGATCAACCTGACATTGCGGGAGGTGCGTGCATGAGCGTTGGCAGTTACCACAAGCAATCGGTGAGCACTGGGCTGATCAGCCTGCAGCTCGAGCCGAGTGATGTGAAGGGCTTTGAAGACTTCGCCAGGCTAGTGCCCAAAGCGGTTGCCGCCGCGCAGCGCCGGGCCATCACCAAGACGCTGCGCTGGCTTCGCTCCCAGATTGCCCGTGAAGTTGGTCGGCAAGAACGCATCGCCATTGCGGCGGTGAGACAGCGTCTGAAGGCGTTTGCGCCTGGTAGTAACGGCCAGGGCAAGTTGTGGTTTGGCATCAAACCGATTGAGGCCAGCCGTGCGGGCAGGCCACGACAGATACGCTCCGGCGTGTCGGTCGCTGGGCGCCGCTATCAGGGCGCGTTCTTCAAGCGCGTCTATGGCGGCAGCCCTGACATCTGGATCCGTACAGCTAGCAAGCACTTCGACGCGAGCCACTACCCTGGCAGTGAGGTCTCTGGCCGGGGCGGGGGCAGCTCCGGTTGGATCTCCGAAAACGACAGCCGCTTCCCGTTGGCCAAGGCCAAGATCTCGCTCGAGGACGTCCGTCCCCACTTCGAGGCCTGGACCAATCGCGCTCACCAGCGGCTGCTGGTGGTGATGGAGCAAGAGCTGAACTTTGAACTGCTGAAGTACCTGCGGAGAACAGGCAATGGATGACGGTCCGATTCCTCTCGAGCAGGTGTATGCCGCCATTGAGGAGCATATAAAGGAAGCGATCCCCGGCCTAGCTTATGTCGGGACCATGCCGGAGGGCATTCAGGCTGTCGAGCCCCCTGCGGTGGTGCTCGAGCTGGTTGGGTTTGATGATGCTGACAAGGATCCTGGGACGGGCGAGGTCGCAGTCGAAGCCCGTTTCGAGGCGCGTGTCATCGTCGGGCAGGAGGAGTCCAACTGCTTGCGCGTTGCGGCCTTTGTCGCGGCTCAGATTGCGGTGCTGCTGCGCATGCAGTCCTGGGGGCTGCCGGTCGAGTTTGCTCGGTTCGTGCGGGCGGAGCGCGATTGGTCCCGTCCTGAGCTGGACTCCTATGCCGTGTGGGTGGTCGAGTGGGTGCAGGTCATCTATCTCGGCAAGGAAGAATGGCCCTGGCCCGTAGAGCCGCCCGGAAACCTGGTGTTCGGATTCAGTCCTGATACCGGCCCAGGCAGCGAGCATCAGTACCAGTCCCCGGAGGCCATGGAATGAGCTATGCGAGCGCGCAGCATGACCGCATGCTCTCCAGTCTGATCATCCCTTGCCGAGTAGTCGCGGTCGATCTGGCCGCCGCCATGGTGCGTGTATCGGACGGTGGTGACTGGACCAGTGCCTGGGTGCGCTGGCACAGCCAGGCTGCCGGCAAGGCCCGGCACTGGCGATCACCGAGCCTCGGCGAGCAGGGTGTGCTGATCAGTCCCAGCGGTGAACCAGCCCAGGGCACCTTCGTGCCAGGGCTGTACGGCAACGCAGGTGCCCCGCCTGATAACCGGGATCACGTCGAAGTCTGGCGCTTCGATGACGGCGGTTCGCTGGTCTACGACTGGAACGCCAAGAGTTACTCGATCACCGTGCCCACCGGCACAGTCGCCATCAGGGTGGGAGGCACCACGGTGGTCGCCACCGATGAGGCCATCACCGCCCAGGCGACCAACATCACCTTGACCGGCAATGTGC